AAGTAGCTGATGATGATGAACTTGCTACGGTAGCAGTTAAATCTGCAACTAAGGCAGTTGCTGAATCTGATACTTCTGGACAAAGTGGATCAAGCAAAGCTCAGGACATCCTAGCTGCTATTCGTAATCGTTCTAAATCCTAATAAGGAGATAAAACAATGACGAAGTCTTTTGACATCTCAAAGTTTAGAAAAACTTTGACTAAAAGTATTGATGGTGTTGGTATTGGGTTTAACGATCCTACCGATTGGATATCAACTGGCAATTACGCATTAAATTATCTTATCAGTGGGGACTTCTTCAAAGGAGTCCCCTTAGGTAAGGTAACCGTGTTTGCTGGCGAATCAGGAGCTGGAAAAAGTTATATCTGTGCTGGTAATATTATTCGTGAAGCACAGTCTCAAAACATTTATGTAATTCTTATAGATTCAGAAAATGCTCTTGATGAAAAGTGGCTTCATAATTTAGGTGTTGACACATCAGAAGAAAAACTTTTGAAACTTAATATGGCAATGATTGATGACGTTGCTAAAACTATCAGCGAATTTATGAAAGATTATAAATTAATGGCCGATACTGATCGTCCAAAAGTTCTTTTTGTAATTGATAGTTTAGGAATGTTGCTTACTCCAACCGACGTTGATCAGTTTGATAAAGGTGAGTTAAAAGGTGATATGGGTCGTAAACCCAAAGCCTTAACTGCACTGGTTAGAAACTGTGTTAACATGTTTGGTTCATTCAATGTTGGAATGGTTTGTACAAATCATACTTATTCAAGTCAAGATCCCTATGATCCAGATGATAGAATATCTGGTGGACAAGGTTTTATATATGCTTCAAGTATTGTAGTTGCTATAAAACGACTTAAACTTAAAGAAGATGACGATGGAAACAAAGTATCTGAAGTTTTAGGAATCAGAGCAGGATGTAAAATAATGAAAACTCGTTATTCAAAACCCTTTGAAACTATTCAGCTAAAAATTCCTTATTCTACAGGAATGAATCCTTATTCAGGAATGTTTGATATGCTTGAATCAAAGAAATATCTTGTTAAGGACGGAAATCGCTATGTGTATGTTGATAAAAATGGTGAGATACACAAGCTCTATAGAAAAGAATGGGAGAAAAATCTCAACGGCTGTTTGGATCTGTTAATGAATGAATTTGAATCAATTACGTTTATTAACGATAAACTAACAGATTCCAATAATATTGATAACGAATAGACCTTGTAGATTTATCTATAAAACTATTTTACAGGGTAGTTAAATTTTTTGCCAATAAGTGACAATATACAAAAAGCTTTAAAAAAAGGATTTATTCCAATAGAAGTAAATGTTCAGATTGGCAAATATTTGACTTAGATGCTACTATCTATAGTAACAGTTAGAGATACATGCAATCTTAGACAATCTTATTTTGGATTAAATAATCCATGTTTTAAAAGAGGTAAGAAACAAAAATGGACGAAAGTTTAATTGGCGAAGTTTGGGATATTTTTAAAGATTATATCACAGACAAAAATAAAGACATAGTTGCTAACCAATATGTTGATTTTCTATTGGGTAAAAATATTGAGCTTGAAGATCTTGAAAACTTCTTAGGTTATGATCCTAATCTTGATACAGCTATCAATGCTGTTTTAGAAGAAGAAGCAGAGTTTGAAGAGGACGACGACGATGACTATGGAAACGTTGACGACGAGGAATATTGATGTCTTTGTGGTATTCAAAAGTAAGTCGAGATATCGCGCACCTACCCGCGTGTATTGACTTTTACTACAACGAACTTGACAGTGCCAAAAAAGAAGTTAAACTTTATGGAAACATAGAAAAGGCCGCCGCGGCACTGCCAGGAATTGTTGAACACCGTTTTAACCAATTACAGGAAATTGAAGCGGTGCTTGAATATCTTAATATTGAACTCAGACGTATTAGAAGTAAAACTTTTAAAAAATATCTTGAAACTTATCAAAGAGCATTAAGTTCTCGTGATGTTGAAAAATACGTTGACGGAGAAGCTGATGTTATTGACATGGAGAAGATTATAAACGAATTTGCCCTGCTTCGAAATCAATGGCTTGGAATTATTAAAGGCATTGATCAAAAGCAGTGGCAAATTACAAATGTAGTAAAACTTCGTACAGCTGGTCTTGAGGATGTAAGCATATGAAGTATGTTGAAGACATAATTTTAGAACTAAGTGGCGTAGACCAAAATGGTCTCTGGATTGGAAAAAAGCCATTTGAAGTTTCAAAATTTGACCTCAAATATATTGACAGCTTTGCTATAAGTCTTATTGAGGGCAAATACCTAACTGATAAACAGCAAAAACTAGCAATAAAAATTTTATTTAGAAATAAATTTGAATTGATTAATGCATACAATTTAGATGCTGATTCTTTCTTTTCTAATCCGCCATGGAAAAATTCCCCACGATCTATTGATAGAACAAAGAAAATTTATATTGACAATAATTGCATTTGTTTAAAATCACCATACGATCAAGCTGTAATAGACAAAATAAAATTATCTGCCCGTAATTATAAAAATATTTCTTTTAAATTTGATACAAACACTAAATTATATACTTTCCCAATAACCGAGCCAAATTTAAAATTTTTAGTAACAAACTTTGAAAATTTTAAAAAAGACTGTAAAATCTTAGAGTTGTATGAACAAATTAAAATTATTGAAGAACACCCAGAGCTTTATGTTCCAATGGTATGCTTAGAAAATAATGAATTTGTTTATAAAAACACACACTCATCTATTCCAGCACCATCTAAAAATGACTTAATTCAAGTACTATGGGAAGCAAGAAAATACGGTATTACGGTATGGGATAACGAAATTGAATCAATTTTAAATTTAGAGTCAACATGCCAAGTTTCTAAAAAATTTTTAAAAACTCCATGCGAATCAACATATATCGTTGATCAACAATCAATATGTAATTTACAATTGTTCAAAAAATTAATAGAATCAAGTAATAAAATTTTATTTGCTATTAACGGCAATGATCAGGAATTACCTAAAATTGTTGGACAACTTAGGAATTTAAATTATGATACTGATCAGTTCTGCATATTATTTAGAAGTTCAAATGCAAAATTTAATTCAGTAAACAAATACATTAAAGAAAATAAAATAAACAATAAAATAAGTGATAAAATTAAGTTTTTCTTTGTTGACTATTCAAAACCTTTAACTAAATTATTGTTAGAAAATGAAATTACTTTTGATCTTGTATTTCTTGCTAACGAAGTAAATTATGTATTGATACCACATACTATGCGTACATTCCTTTTAAATTGTCAAAATGTTGTGTCAACTTTTAATTTAAGTATAAGTGAAAATTAGCTATGCATTGTAAAATAACAATAATTGACGAAGTAAATGTTAAGATTTCAAACTTAGATCTTGATACTCGTAAATCTCTAGTTAAAAAATTTAAAATTGAAGATCCAACAGCTCGTTATCGTCCTTCATACAAACTAGGTAGATGGGACGGGTCTGTAAGTTTTTTTGGATTGGGCGGAAACACTTATCTTAATTTGTTAGATCGCGTATTAGAAGAACTTGAAAAAAAACATTATGACTTTGAAGTTGAGGATTTAAGAACAAGTTCTGCATTAGAATTTGACAAGGTAAATGAAGAATTTTGGGGAGATAAATGCTGGCCCCAGGGACATAGATTTGCAGGACAGCCCATTAGACTTCGCGACGATCAAGTTGACGTAGTAAACAAGTTTTTAGAAAATCCACAGTGTATACAGGAAATCTGTACAGGTTTTGGGAAAACTATTGTTACAGCCACACTAGCCAAAGTATGTGAAAAGTATGGAAGAACTATTACTATTGTTCCAAATAAAAGTCTTGTAGAACAAACAGAAGAAGACTTTGTTAATGTTGAGTTGGATGTAGGTGTTTATTACGGTGATAGAAAAGACATAGGAAAAACGCATACAATTGCCACTTGGCAAAGTTTAAACATATTAGAAAAAAGATCCAAAGAAGACGACAGCTTGGATGGTTTGATAGAATTTTTAGATCAAGTTAATTGTGTCATTGTTGACGAATGCCATATGGTAAAGGGAGCAATTTTAAAAAAGATACTTACTCAAAATATTGTCAAGGCTCCTATAAGATGGGGGCTTACCGGAACCGTTCCTAAAGAAGATTTTAATTTTGAAAATCTTCGTGTTAGCATAGGTAATGTTGTTGGATATGCTCGTGCTCGAGAATTACAAGACAAAGGTGTTTTAAGTAGTTGTCATGTAAATATTGTTCAAACTGCTGAGTACAAAGAGTTCAAGACATATCCAGAGGAACTAAAGTATTTGGTCACAAATAAAGAACGTATGGAATACGTTGGAAATTTAATTAATAAAATAAATGAAAGTGGCAATACACTTATTTTAGTAGATAGAATTGAATGTGGAAATATTCTCTTAGAGCATTTAAATAAATTGACTGAAGGACAAGCTGTATTTGTTTCTGGCAGCATGAAAACAAAAGATAGAAAAGAAGAATACAAAGAAATTGCTACAAGTGATAATAAAATTATCATTGCTACATATGGAGTAGCTGCGGTTGGAATTAATATTCCTAGAATTTTTAATCTTGTGTTAATTGAACCAGGCAAAAGTTTTATTCGTGTTATCCAAAGTATTGGACGCGGAATTAGAAAAGCTGATGACAAGGACTTTGTTCAGGTTTGGGATATTACTGGATCAACTAAAAGAACTAAACAACATCTTTCTGAAAGAAAAAGATTCTATAAAGAAGCACAATATCCATTTACTGTAGAGAAAGTCAAATATCAATAATTAAACAGTCTGTTTTGCGTTACAATAAGCGTTATATTTTAACAGATCTCTTGACCTTAATTGGTTAATGATGTTATATTATATTTGTTTTGTAAATACTTTGCTGATAGTTCTTTATAAACTGTTAGAGTTAATAGATATTGGTGGTATTGCAACAAATAAAATTATTTGTGGAGAATTAAAATTCAGATACTTACCTTGGAAAACGAGACGTTTTTTTTAAACGACTTACCTAACGAAATTGACGACGATTTGAGATTTAGTATTTTAGATAATAGTGATCCTCAAAATACTGATTACTTTTTTATTCCTATGATCTTTTTAGAAAGTTTCACGGCTCCAGCAGCGGTACTTCAAATTGGACCCTATGAATTAACTATGCCATTAGATTGGTGTGCAGTTATTGGGGATCCTGAGGGATCTGATATGGAAGTATTACCTTTAACAAGTTTAAATGATCGCGGTTTTAAAGCATTTTGTTTCAATCCAATTGGGAGTTTTAGACCAAGTTTCTTAGAGATTGATATCATTGACGTTTATCAAGAAGTCAAATGGTATTTTCCAAAAATAAAGCCTGGTCAGCTTTTAACCACACCTCTGCATGCGGGTAAAAATCCCAATTGTGCTTTTTTTGTAAAAGAAATTAGTCGCCACAGTGAAATCCTTGATTACACAAGGTGTTGGTAATGGGAAAATTACCACCTGGAATAGCATTTGAATATAAAAATGAAAACGGATTTACTTATGCGTCCCCCAAAGGATCTGGAGACTGGTCTTTAATTGGAAGAACAATTACAATAGACGATCATCGCATACAAAATAGCTTTGAAAAAATAAAAACTTATATTTTCAGTGATCCTAAAAAATATAAAACTAGGGCGGAGGATGTCATCGTCTGTCTTAAAATAATAGAAATGTCAGAAACAAATTCCAGTTTACATGAAGCATTGGAACGTATAAAATCAATTTTTTACATGACAGTTAAAAATGACACTTGATATTAAAAAATTACTCGCAGAAATAGATCTGCGTAACTATAATTTTTATGATAATTTAACGGATGAAGGAAAGAAAGAATTTAATCCGTATATTCTTATGAGATTTTCGTCAAATGCAAATGCCAGTCCTGAGGTTGAAGAATGGTTTATTGAATCAACTAACGAAATTGTAAATAAAAATTATGGGGCAATCAGCAAGCATAAAGATTTACTGTGGAA